AATGTCCCAACCCTTCTTTCCGATCTAACCGCCTCGTTGGAGGCCATGAAGAAATCCATCAAATTCCTTACTGGTCAAGTGTTGGTAAAAGCCGCCGATGCCGCCCAAGACTTAGACGGTATGGAAGCCCTCGGTATGATGAGGAATATCAAACAACTTGCAGAGGCCGCATCCATCAACTTCAACGATGGACAAAATGCTCCAAATCAAGTACAAATCAATATTGCAACCAAACTTGAATCAATGAAGATTCCCACTGACAATGTTTTTGAAGCGGAGCTTGTAGTCAATGAGTGACGCACCTAAATTTTGTTACACAGCAAAGAATAGCGTTCCTGCTGGTGGATTTTGGTGCATATGCCCTCTAACCGACACGAGGGTTGATGGTGGTGATTTCTGGGACATGGTGGAGAATTGTAAAAAACTTCTGATGGAACGTGGAATCATTCCTCCAGTTGATGTTGTTGCTCAAATTGAAAACTCTCTTTGTAGCCGTCTAGCTGGTAGTGAAAACTGCCAACCATGCACAACCGTTGCTCAAAAGATTGGATTTAGTGAAATTGTACAGTGGGTTAAGGCAATGTACGATTTTTCTACTAGAGGAGCGTTTAAGTTGGTTCCTCAAGAAGAAGCTGAACGCAGGGCTAGGATTTGTGCGGCCTGCCCCCATCAGATTGAGACATCGGGATGTTGGGGCTGTCGCGGTATTGCTGGTTTAATCCCAGCTATTGCTGGAGCTAGAGTTACACAGTCTGATGGACAGTTGAAGGCATGCGGTATTTGCGGATGCTACAACGCCGTCTCAGTCCACATTCCTAATGATGCTCAGGATACTCATAGTCTTCAATTTCCGTCATTTTGCTGGAAAAATCCTGCACAGTCTCAAAGCGAGTAATATTCTTACAGAACACCATCTTGCCAACACCAGTTGGGCCTTCGCGTTGTTTCGCAATGATAAACTCAATAGTGGGGGTTTGGCTATAGGCATTGATATCCTCTTCAGCAAGATTCATAAGGATACAAATATCGGCATCCTGCTCCAATGATCCCGATCCCTTGAGGTCACTCATTGCGGGCTTTCCCGCACCACGCTTTTCTGGATCACGATTCAACTGGGCCAATGCAATCACTGGAACATTGAGGCTCTTTGCCAGTTCCTTTACACCATTGCTCACCTCTTCAATCTCGCATGTCCTGTTGTCCTTACTCCTGCGACTGTCTCCTTTAACAAGCTGTAGATAGTCGATAATGATCATATCAAGCGGCTCTTTCTGGTGGGCGCGGCGGGATATCGATTTAATATATCCAATAGATTTACCAGCGTTGTCATCGCACAAAATATTGGACTCCATGATCTCTTGAGTGGCATTGCTCAAGTCGTTGAGTTGTCCGCGAGTTGCCCTTCTGGCCAGAAGTGTTGCCACTGGAACCTTAGCCCTAGAGCGAATCATCCTCTCCATCAGAGATGTGGATGTCATCTCAAGCGAGAATACAAGCACACGCTTCTTGAGATCCAAGGCGACATGCTCTGCAATCTGCATGGCGGCAGATGACTTTCCTACTGATGGGCGGGCTGCGAGCACCACCATATCTCCTCCACGCAACCCAAGGTTTAAGAAGTCATCAATAGCACCAATTCCGCATGGAAGACCGCGCTTCATCTCTCCACGGGCCATGCACTCAATGTTCTCTGCCGCAGTATTGACTGAATTCTTAACGCAGAGCCTTTCATCGTTATCCATAACGAAATCTGCCTTCATCACTGAGTTTTCACTCCATTCTTTCAGTTCTTGAAGGTGGATCTGTCGGTCACGGGCCTTGTGGACAATATCACTGGCCAATGTCTCTAATGAACGGCGATAGCGGGCTTCTTCCAGTTTTGGGAAATACCGATTCCACTTCTTACCATTGGGGCAGAATGTGCTGATCTCAATGATCTTTGGCTTCCCTCCGACTAGATCAAAATGATCGTTGGCCTTTAGTTCATCCTCAATGTTGACCCAGTTGATGTGGATTTTCTTGGCAGCAATACGCATAGCTGCTTGGAAGATGAGCCTATTTTCGTGGGTGTAGAAGTGGTCCTCTCGCAGCTTCTCCATCATCTCTGATTGAGTGTCATCCCCCCCATGGCACAAGCATGAAAGCATGGCCATTTCTGCTGCTGGTTCAAAAATAATGTCTTGCATATGACGAGATTTGACACACAACTAGGCCGAGCGTTCAATCAAAGATTGCTTTCTTTTAGCAACCATCGCTTTCATTGCCTCGCTCCTTCTTTTTCTCTCTTCGTCACTGATATTACGCTTCTTTTTTTCTGTTGTTTGTGTTACACTTTTTGGAGTGGAAAGTGGCTTTTTTACAGAGGTGGCAATAGGAATAACAGTATCCATTTCTGTCAAATTTTGTGAAGGTTTTGCAAAATGGTTTATGGCCATGGCATGGAGTGAGCCGTCTTTGCACCCGTGGATGACCGCCGCATCTTTGTCTACAATCCTAGCGGGACATGTGACCTCTTGAATCTCATGGGCCTCTGGGCTTTGTGCGTAAAAACGTACGTCATTGCCTTGCCACTGATAGTTTACGCTCTGCCAGTAAACCCGAATCAATGGAGTATTGCGGCCAATAGCCATAAACTCCCATCGGCAGTAGATATCCCAAGGTTCTGGAATGACTCCAGCACTGCGATAGGCTAAATTGTAGTTGTTTAGATTTTTGGCCAAGTCGCAATAATCCAAGACGTTGTGTGGATAAATAGCACTGCCAACAATAGCTTTGTAAACATTCTTTCCGCTGGGGGCCATGCCTCCCTCGTACATACATCCAACAATGGCGGGTTTACTATTGAAGTCATCTTCAAGTTTATCCATCCAACGCTCAACCATCGGAACGCAATCTGGCTCCCAGAAGTACCAAGGCTCTTCTGTGGCGTAACAGTGGGATGATGCATCACTAAACATCTGATTGGGGCCGAGCGGCCACCCATTGTATCCATCCTGTGCAATGAGACGTTCAACAGTCGGGAAAGACTTTTGCAGTTCAAGCGTTATTTCATCGATTAACAGTGTATCGTTGGAACAACACACCGTAGCTTTGTGGCGCATATTGATCCCCATTGCAGTAATAGCCTGCGCGGATTTCAATGCAAGCTGCGCGTCTCCGTTGTGGTATGCAAATACTAGGTTCATTTTTTATTGAATTTCTTTTTTAATGCTTCTGCTGCTGTTATATACTTTTCAAACTGTTGAGCACATTCATTGGCAAGCTCAAGTTCTGTCTCTAGATCAAAGTAGTAGCCTCCGCGCTCTTGGTAAAGTTTTTCCATTGGCATTGGTGTTCCCCGTCTTAACCTTGGACCTATCGGGCATTTGAAAGCCTCACTGATGATGGTTACAACAGTCTTAAATCTGGCCATGGGAATTTTGCCCAATAGTTGATCGATTGTTCAAGCGTGTGGGCCGATCCGCTCCACCCATGGGCTGGATGGTAGTATGCGACATCTCCAAACCTTGGAAACCCGCTTTTCTTTCCATCGTAACTTGCGTCCTCAATGATGATAAGGTAGTGTCCTTGGTTCTTCGGCCTTTGCTCGTCGTATTTTTTCCATTCTACTGTAATCACAATGAATCAGACAAATTCCACACTGAAGCGTTCAAACAAACCTCTAAAAAGAAACGGCAGGCTGCGGGCAGCATCCCCTAAACGCGCAAAGCAATACAACGAGTACTCCAAGGTAAAAAATGCGTATCTTTCCCTCCATCCACAATGCGAGCGTTGCAAAAACAAAGCCAGCCACGACATCCATCACAAGGCGGGGCGCAGTGGCCAGTGGCTCTGCCGATACGACCACTTTGCTGCACTGTGTCGCCAATGCCACGACTGGATTCATGCCAATGGGAAAGAGGCTAGGCGTTTGGGCTGGATTGTAGATGTCCATTATTCCATTTGAAAGCGGGCAACAAAGTTTCCCCTGCTTTTTGCAAGCTCTATGGCAATGCCAGAGAATGTTGAGTAACTGCTAATGAAGTAGTTGAAATAACTCATTAGATACATGTCAACCACTGGATCTCCCTTGGTGATATCCCAAGAAAATTTATATCCCGTATCCTGTTGTTCGTCTGAAAATATTACAACTTTAGGGTGGTTGATTCCAGTGTTGGCAATGGTATCAACAAGTTTGTCAATGTACTGCTCTTTTGTGAAGTAGTGGGTTCCACCACACCACTCTTTGTAATCCCCATGGCGCATGTGGACCGCAACAAGATTACCTCTCGGAAGTTCATCAACCATTTCGTTGACCATTCTTTGGCTGCTGTTGTTTAAGAACAAATCGGAAAATCTTTCGCTTAAAAAATTGTCTGGATCAATCAACCCGTGGGATGACCAGTCTATTTCAATAAAATTACCGCGATTGTTGTTAAAGTCACTATCTGAACAAAGTTTATCACATTTAAAGTGGTGGCTGTATTTTAAAAAGTGGGGAAAATATAGTTTGTCTATTGTGTCGTAGGTTGCATAAATCCCGTAAAGTCTAGAAAGTTGATTTCCAAGCCTTCCATCACTTAAAAGCGCATAGTTACTCATGGAGCAATGGTATGGAGCTTTGGCTGGTAGCTTCTCATTACTGGGTCATAAACCTTGCCATTGGGGGCCATTAGCTTCCTATAGTTGTCAACTGCGTTGATCCACGATGTCTCCAGTCCAGCGTTGAATTCAGCAACTGGCGGAAAGTTCTGGGGCTGTCCCTTGCGATACAGTTGCGTATATCCGCACCCGCCACACACCACAATCACAAGAAGTGGTACCAATCGTTTCACTTGTCCGAAAGCTCTGCCCTTATTTTGTCTATGTAATCTTGCGACTGCCTATGCCCCTGCTCTACCACTTTTAAATACATATTCCATGACGCCTGCTCACTGGCCATCAATTCGGCATCGATGTCTCGATACACAATTATCCTTCCAGTGGTATAGCTTGTGGTCCCATCACTGTTTTGAGTCCATGACTCGTATCGTTGTGCCAAACATGGGGTTGTCAGCAATAGTAGTGCTAGTAGTTTTTTCATAGGTTAAAAAAATTGGGCGACTGGAAATAATGTGGACCTTTTCGGATTTCTCCCCGATTGCGGCTATCCAATCGCCCTGCACAGGGCAAGCTGTCAATACGGCGCAGGATCTCCCCAGATCCCTTAATGTACCCGCTTGTTATCCCTTGTGCAAAAGTAGTTCTACGGCTCAGGTCGCTCATGGGAGCCTCTACACCTCTCGGTGAAGGAAGGTACTCTATGACCATGCCCTCAATGACCGCAGAAAATTGATTCATACTGTTAATAGACACTAGTGGTATCCATACGTTCAATGTTTTTTACTAGTACTGTGTTTTTATTAATACTATTTTTTATTTTTAGTACTGGTACTGCGGCTCATTTACTCTAAAGCCCGAAACGCCGCTACTCGCACATTGACAATTCTATCCCTACGGAAGAGCGAAAGATCGTTTGCCCATACCTCGCCCCCGCAGGGGCTAAGTATGGATTTTTGACGAACACCATCCCTCACGTTTGTCGCTTAGATGTTGTGCCATAGAGATAATTCGGCTCCGAGGATGCCAATCTTTGTACCGATAGCAATTATCTCCCCACCTCCCAGCTTGCGCTGGCTCTTTATCCACCCCAACTAGCAGATGGAATTCCCAAGACGGCGTTTTGATCACTTCTTGGGTCGGATTGCTGATCGTTCGGCGGTTTTATCCTTGCATACCTACGGATTCAGGGTTCAGCGGCTATGTTAGTCCCACCCGCTGGTGGTGGGTATCGTCTGTTAAGACACGGGCAAGCTACAACTCGTTCAAACAAAGTCAAAGAAAAACTTTGAACGCATGGCAAGTTGTGGTGTCAAAGTAAGCTATGGCAAAACATACACCTAAAGAAACAGTGGAGCAAATCCTCGCAAACGCAGCAACAATGACCATCAACGAGATGGTAAAAAACTATGGGGTTAAATATCAAACGGTAAGGTTGATACTTAAACGCAACTCCGTAAGCGCAAAAAACAGAGGCATCTCAAAAGAACAAATTGAGAACGCTCTTTCCGAAGGCCCGCTTGGACTCAAAGGATTGGCAGAGAAGCTCAATGTTAGCGTATACACTGTATCCAGAGCCTTGCGAACCAATGGGATGGTGGTTGGACGCAAGC